GAATATATTGGGTCGTCCGTCGAAATATTGGTGATATTGAGTATCTATGTGTGCTTTTTTCATTACGAAATACGGTGGATTTCCAATAATTAGGTTGTATTTGCTGGGACTCTCGTATGTTAAGTAATCTGCGTTATGTAATTGGGTCTTGTCGTTTTTTAGTGTCTGAATTCCGTCAAAGATGGTTTTGTTTTTCTCAATACCCGTGATTATTGCATTCGGATATACATCAATTAATTGTGTAATATATTCACCTGAACCACACGATGGCTCCATAATAGTATCCGCTTTCTTCATATGCTTTTTTATTACATCAATATTGTGTTTTATTGTATTTGGTGGTGTGAAATATATTCCTTCGGATTGTTTGGATGTCTTGGAAATAGACTTGGTAAGGGTTTTTGATAAATCGCTGAACTCCATTCTTTATATATATCATCAAAAAATGTTTATATGCTAATCAATTTTTGTATTTTGAATAACTATAACGACTTGTTGATAACAATTTATTGGTAAGTTACTATACACATGACAGTCATCAATCAATTTTAGCCAGACAAAAATTCATTTGTAATACTGTGTTCAATGCTTTCTACATGTATATTTGATGAAAAATTGAAAAAAATTTGACTCATTTTACATTGTTATACCAGACAAACACACCAATGAAAACAGTTTTTGAGAAACTTTTTAATTACGATTTCAACATCAAAAGTATTCGTAGATACGTATGGTTAGAAAGCATTGATTACTATATCATCAATGTTCGCCCTCTTTCGTATGAGGAGCAATACAGATGCACAATTGAGATGGTGTAAACATACATATCAAAAAAAACGGATTATGAAAAAATAAAACATAATGTATATGATGGATTACATTTTTTTCGAGCATCCCCGTGAAAATAATATGACATATTTACAGCATTTCTGCTTTTCAGCAAACTTATCTTTTCTATTTTTAACGGCTGGAATACAGGCACTAATACATTCAGTCTTCCCATGTCTATTTCAGACATCCAGCACGGATACACAACGCGTATTGAATATGTTTATGGCTTCCCATGAGGATTGAATAATCATTATATTGTTACTTCACAAATATTGCGTTCCAATTTCCGCGTTCCCACATAAAGTCTTTCTCACTACATTCAATGCAATTCATAAAGTTGGAAAACATACTTCTATCATGTATATAATAGTAACGCGACGCATTCTCCTTTCCAAAGGAGACAATATTGTCACCCAATACGAATTTCTTTTTTTTTGAGTATTCATCGCTTTCATACGCCCAAACCGTTATAAGGGCGTGTCCGCCTGGTTTCAATACACGCAGTATCTCATTTACTGCTTCAATCCGTTTTTCTTCACTATCTATGTGATGAATAACAGCAATACATATAATATAATCAAAACTATTATCTTCATAAGGTATATTACACACGTCCGCACACGCCACATTCAATCCGCGAGATTGACATATAGAAGTTAGGTTTTCGCTTTTATCAATTCCTACCATAGCACACTTGTCTTTGAAATAGTTCATATTCTTACCATTACCACATCCAACATCCAACACGATTGAATTGGGTGTAAAACGCGAATCTCCAAAATCGCGAACCACGTCCCATATACAGAACCGAGTGTCGGAAAAATGTGCTGCATGGTTTTCATAAAATTGTGCGGATACTTGCATAATATTCAATAGTGTATATGGTGTGATATTATTGTATTACAAATCAATTTTTGTTTTGTTGAGTAAAAAATTTGTATTATACCTTTAATTTGTCGTTTTTCACTACCTTCACGTAGATTTCTTCCGTCAACATACCCATTATGTGTGTATGATTTATAATTGAGCTTCCATAATCTCCTCCTGTTGTTGCTAGTGTCATCTTGATATACCATTTGTAACGGGGCGATTCTGTATCATTGTCGCCATGCCCTCCTGATTCTTGATATACCTTTTCAAAATAATTATGTGATACGTTTTCTATGTGGTCTATTAGTATTGGCATTTTTTTCTTCTTTTCATCTTTTTCCCAGTCGCCATTTTCCTTCTTGTAATAGATTGTCTTTCGTTTCTTATCCGTGCAATGAATGGGACGGTCTTCCACCTTCATAGAATATAAATTACGTTCCAATACATTCATCATTCCTGCTATGTAGCCGTTGTCTTCAAATTTCTTCAAGTCGTGATCGTCTACTTTAATAGAACGCAAGAAGGAATTGAAATCTATTGCATCTTTACACTGAGTATTCAAGAAGAATTTAAGATTAAACGTATTTGTATTATTATTGGTGGTGTTATTGATTGTATTATTGGTGACTAGCGACATTCCAGAAATCTTTTCTGTGAGAACCTCAATTTGCTGTTTGTGCTCCTCGTCACGCCTTCTCTGTTCTTCTCTTTGTTCTTCCAACAAACGCCTTTGCTCTTCTTGTTGTTTCAACAATAGTTCTGTCATTTTATCTTCTGGACATTTATAAGTACACTTCTTCTTATGACGATATAGTGCTGTCCGTTCTTTGTATTTCTTACCGCATAAGCATTCCAATTTCTTTTGTTGTTCTTCTGTTGTTAAATGTTGTTTTTTATGTTTTGCAGTGCCTAAATGGCGTTCATATTCACTTGAATATAAGCATGAATAATCACATTTTTGACAATAATACTTATCGCTTGATAAACTTGATTTTTCTGTTGTCATTATTACTAAATATTGAGACAATAATTCACATTTGTCCTCCATTTTTTTGATGTCATCATTACTTCCTTCTTCAAAAAACTACTGCATTTACCTCTCAAATCATTATCTAATAAACTTCCCAAAAAACCTCCGAGCCAAATCAAAAAGTGGACAATAATATTATTGTCCATTTCAAAAATTTTTGATGGACTTTTTTTTCGTTGTCTTTATAACTCTTTATTTACTACTTTCGGGAACCTGGATATACATATTTACACTATATTACAATGTAAATATATCAATTCTATCAATTTCCAGTAAGGGAGGAGGGAGGATTACCTTTATGAGAGGAGGACAGGGAAACAGAGTAGGAAGGGATGAAGCCGCCCATTTTTTCTCACGATATACCCAGTAAATGCCTCTTATATGGGCGCTTCGCGCCCGGATTCCATAATAACTTCCAAAGGTTCTCTTTCCATTAACTCAATATCAAACGCACGTTTACCAGATTTCGTAGTTGTTTCCAAGTAGGATACGCGTTGATTGGGTTGAAGACGTTGATATATGTCATCGGAACCACCAAGATTAATCGCTGTGTAATGAAACAAGTAGTCACGTTGATCTTTATCATCGGTAATATATCCGGTTCCTTTGTCAATATGAAATTTCTTGATAGAACCTTTACGACGTTCAATTGTTTGTCGTTTCATACTTTCAGGCATTATATCCAGAGCTTTTCTTGGGGTCAAAATATTCAACCCTTTTTTGATGTTTTTGATTTGTTTTTGGCTATATTTATTGATAATATTTCGACATTGTGTAATCGCACTATTGTTGGTTGCATGCATAGAAGAAACAGAAAGTTGAAAATCCAAATCGTAAATTTTATAGTGGAAAATGCCGCCGATTTTCTTCTCTTTGAATGACGAATTGTTATTTATAGTCACATAGACAAATATATTATCATCCAATTCCTTACAAATGACTTGTTCTTCTGCGTTGTTATTGTATCCATTTTCAATATTCACACGAATATCTTCCAAAATATCAGAAATTACGGTAGGATCTCCAATACACATACGTAACGCATTCTTACTTTGTTTAACTACATTTCCAAGTTCGAATTTAAACATGCACGATTTGCTTTTATAACTTACATTTTTATTTTGCGTATTCTTGAATGTAGGTTCTTCGCATACTTCGGGAAATGTGCGAATCACATATTTTTCAATCGCTTCAAATCGCGGAGAAGCACTATGACTATCTTTATTAAATAATTCATATCCATTAATACCAGTCATTTCGTGTGTATGGCTGTCTTCAATCCACTTGTCACGCAAACTTTCGTCAGGACAGCGAATACACGAACATTTGTAAAAATTCCCTTTATTATCATCAAATTCTTTACCACGATAAAACCAGCATTCTTGGGTGTCTAAACACAAAAAACAATTCATATTTTCAACAATATGGTCCATTTTTTCAGCAATATTCTTTTGTTTCTCGCCTCCATTCTTATATACTTCGATTTGTTTCACTATATCCGCTTTAATATTCTCATTCTTTTTATCCATTATATAATACAATATGATTATAATATGTTGTATTAATTATTTTGTTTTCGTTCTACTCTTACGTGTGCCTGTTTTGGTTTTGGTTTTGGTTTTGGTTTTACTTTTATCTTGTTTTTGTGTGCGAGAACGCATTTTATTTTTTGATAAGGAAGATTTACAATAGTTATCTCGTGCTTCTCTTAATTTTCTTATTAGATTTTCAGGCGATTCTGTGTAAATATTTTTAATTACATCTTTTGGTTCATCAAGAACCATAACGGGTGACGCATTTACTTTGGAAATTGTTTTTGAACCGCCTTGAAATGCATTTTCAGGTAGATAGACACATGTTGTAGGTGTATCCGGCAATCCATATCCTCTACATGCAAATATGTTTAGTTCAACAGATGATAAAGGTATATTCATTTTTTTTGCATATTCGCTAATATATTGAAAAACAATATTAAGATCCATTTTCCAGCTATATTTTTTCAATACATCCCAATCAAATACTTGTGTATTACGATTACAATGCCATAATCCCATCCACTTATATCTGTTGCTTTCAATATCTTCAAGTTCGTTTACACCGAAATTAGAACTTTTCAATACATATGTCATACTTATGTTATTTAAAGTATGTTCTTCATGAGGAATTAATACGTTCGTACATATAAGTGATGGAATTGTTTTCTCATCTTCAATACTTTTTACTGGTGCTATCAATGTTGTTCCAGGAAACCCAAATATTCCAATCTTTTTAATAGGAAAGTTATACTCTTCTTCTAATGGTTTCATCATAATAGTGCCTTCATTATCAATAACTTTGTATATACCAGGATTGAGAGAACCGTGACATATTAGAGAGAATTTTTCGGTAATAGAAGGGATTATATTTGCGATTTTACCAGTTTCATCAACAAATCTCATATTGACTTCACAATAATACATCATTATATCACTTATTGGAGTGTTTTTCATTTTAATTAAATTATGTATATGTCCCATTAATCCAAGAGTCGTAGACGGGGTATACATCAATTGTGAAAACCCAGAGCGTTGATAGCATTTGATTGCTGGTTCATTATCATTTCTAACATTAAGAAATATTGGTATGTTTTTTATAATGGATTGATTATTGTGTTCTTTTAATAATTGTACTACCTTATTCATCATTACGTTGCAAATTCCTTTTACATTTCCATAAACAATACTATTTTTACATACATTCCAAACATAATGGATGGGGCTATTTGTGAAAATGCCATTATTTTGTTTGACAGAGATTTTGTATTCCTTACTGATATCCATATTGTATTGGACGGTGCAAAATGATACCAAATCTAGGTTATGCGAATCCAAATTAAGAAGCGCATAATCAACCGAATTATTCAACGTATTTGGTTGATAATCATCTATTCCAAAACATTTTTTATACGAGTCTCTTATTTCTGGGTAAAAATCCTTTGTCTTTGCGTAGTCAAATAGTTCTTTTGTTTTTGCTGCTTTGATAAGTTTTTCACACGATTCGGTATATTTGCCACTGTCATCTGTATCGCAATCAATATATGCTTTTCCTTCATTATGATTATAAATAATTTTAAATAATTCGTATCCTAGTGTTTCATCGTCAATCTCCATTGCATTTTCCCATACTTTTTTCATTTCTTTAATATCTCTTATTTCTCTTTTCATATTTTGTGTTTTTTTCGGTTGGGGTTTCAACGATCGTCTGCCTACTTTTGACACATCTTTTTTTATTTTCTTTTTTGAATAGTCTATCATATTAGTATTATGTTTTAAAAATTGAATTAGATGGGGATATATATATTATTGTAATATTTTATTATGATGAGTAAGTGCGACATAGGTAATTATCAGAAATCGTGCTTAAGAATGGTAAAAGAATTTCCATATATTTCGGAAATGTTTCGCAAAAATAGATATGCTGTTCCTACTTCACCGCGACAAATTAATGTAGGATATTGGCAAGATGATGATATTGAAAATATAGCCCGTAATCTAAAATGCGTTCACCAATATTCAAATATTTATGATAATAATGTGACTATTTATGTACCAGATGATTACTATAATTATTGGGGGTCATATACCATCAAAGTTTCATTTTGTTGTGAAACCCAATATGGCTATTTGTCGTGGTATGACGAGCAAGACCGAAAATATAACAAACATCATTTTGTGGATAATAATGATTTACTAAAACAAATTGAATTAGT